CAAAGTTATTTTATGGGCCAAGATGGGTTCATCTGGTTCGTTGGTGTTGTAGAAGATAGAGATGATCCCGAGCGCATTGGAAGAGTTCGGGTTCGTTGTCTTGGATTTCATACAGAAGATTTAACTTCACTTCCTACGGACGATTTGCCGTGGGCTCATGTAATGCATCCCGTTACAGACCCATCCATGCAAGGAATGGGCAGCACTCCTTCTTTTCTTGTTGAAGGTAGTTGGGTTGTTGGGTTTTTTAGGGATGCACAAGAAAAACAGCAACCAGTTATCATAGGTTCTTTGCCCGGCATCCCAAGTAATGATCCTGATCCTCGTTATGGATTTAATGATCCACGGGGTAAAGTAACATATGGTCCATATCCTGTAGATGGCGATATTGAAACAATGCTATCTGGTCATAGAGTTGGAGAACCTGATACTAATAGATTAGCTCAAGGTAAAACATCAGAGACACATAACTCTCTTATCAATAGACGACTGAATAGATTGCGTGGTGATCCAACAAAAGTTGATACAACTATTGGTGTTGATGATAATGCTCCACCGCTGACTATTGCGCTAGGGATAAAGGGTACAGGCATTCCTACTGCAACGCAGCCTTATCTTAAACAAGTATCAGATGCTGCTGTTGAAGAGACTCGTGGATTTTGGAATGAGCCTGATCCTAAGTCAATTAAGAAAGATGCTGATCCTTATCCATCAGGTCAATATCCATTTAATCATGTACATGAAAGTGAGTCAGGACATATTCATGAGATAGATGATTCTCCTCTTGCAGAAAGATTATTTACACAACATAAGTCTGGAACATTTGAAGAGATACATCCTACAGGTACAAAGGTTGTCAAGATAGTTGGCGACAACTATGAGATTGTTGCTGGAAGTTCAAATGTTTCTATATCTGGTAATGTCAACTTGACGATAGCAGGAACAGTAAGAGAACTTATCAAAGGTGATTATCATTTAGAGGTAGAAGGTAACTATACTCAAAAGATACATAAGAACCATCGTGTTAAAGTTGGTGTTGGTGATGGTGGTGGAAATCGTGAAGAAGAGATACGAGGAAATCATGGGTATCAAATTAACGGTGATGTGAAAGGTAGAATTACTGGAAACGTCGATACAATAATTGAAAAGTCTGAAGTCAGAATTATAAATGATACCAGCAGTCTAAGTGTTCAAAATGCTATTAAGATTGCTGCAACAGGGCCCACATATGCTACAGCACCATATGCAACTTCTGGTGATATCACTATAGTTGCTAATAACAATTTATCTACGACAACTTTATCAGGTATAACATCATTCAAGTCTGGTGATAAACTTAACGTGAAGTCAGCTGATGCAATGGTAGTTAAATCTGAAACTACATTTACAGGCACATCCACAGGTGTTGGAACGCTAACATTCTCTGGTAGTGGTAGTGAGGTTACTGCTAAGAATAGTGGTGGTACTGGTATTACACTTACAGGTCATACACATACCGACCCAGCAGGCGTGGTTGGTGCCGAAACAAGTACACCAAATAACTAGGAGAATTAGGTGGCTGACTTTAAAATTCCAAATCTGTGTGGCGCAAGTCCAGAGTTTAATGCGATTCAAAGTAAATTTGAAACAATGATGGGCAGTGTTACTGATGGATTGGAGGTTGATGCATCAACACTTAAAACTACTTTGAATACTGATATTACTGCATTAGTAGCAGATATTAAAGTGATGGTTCCCGAATTACCAGCACTTCCTAATATTAATTTACAAGCCCAACTTACAAGTTTATCAGGATTGACTATTGGAAGTGCCCAACATACTACTTTACTTGCTGATATTACAACAAAGTTCGGTAGTGAATTAACTGCTGGTGGATATTCTTTGGATACTTTAGTTACGACTGCTGCAGCTGCAATATTAGGTGGTACAAGTCTATGTTCTTCTATTCCAAATTTTGAAGTAGATGCAGCTGGAGTAAACGATGCATCCGAAAAAGCAATTGCAGTATTACAACCAGCTCTTGATTCAGAAAAAGAAACCTCTTCAACTTTATTACAAAATGTTAATTTTACTGCCGCATCAGATGCAGCAGTAACATCTGCTAAAAAAATGTTAACAGAAGTTTCTACAGATACAGATGTTGTTTATCCTACTATAACTGGAACATCTGTTCCTACAACAGATACGGGCGCTTTTACTGTATCCGAAGAATCCAAAGAGGTTACATTTCTTGGCGGGATTACGAAAGCAATTACTGTTCCTCTACAGGCCTTAGAAAAATTGCAAGCAGCAATAAATAAAACTACTCAAAAGAATGTTAGTGAAAAAGGTTTTTCCCGTAGACCTGTAATAGTGTCCGAAGAATTTAAAACTACGGGAACTCTTACTTTAAAACATGCACCATCTAGAATAAAAAGTGTTTGGGGATACAGTACTGATTATAAGGATGTATACTCAATTCGGAAAGGGGATACTGAGCGTTGGGTGGCTGGAACAAAGCCTGTAATTATTCCAGTGTCGCGTCCAACTGATGACCTCACAGAAATTGATTTGTGGACTGTATCTGGAAAAACGATAACAATTAGTGAAAAAGAATATAAATGGGATGGCCATCCAGATACAGGAGTTATATTTAGAATAAGTTATGTCTATTTTGATACATATGATCCAAATTATGTTGAGAGATAGGAACCATAATGATATTGATAAAAAATACCATAGTGACTGTAAATGTCTTATACTGGATGCCAGACTATGAACATATTCTTCAACAGTTCGTTTGGCAGACAGCAGATGTAAGACCAGAGTATCCAAGAGTACACAAATTTTTAAATTATTGGAATGACAACATTGAGGCAGTAATATCAGAAGTTATTATCGCAGATAATTATGTAACATCTTATAAATAATAAAAACAGGAGTCTATAATGGCAGCACCAACTGCACATAAAGATGCACAAGGTCAAAATGATATTGCTCGTAATGTTAGGCAATATACAGACTTGGACCTTTTCTTTTCCAAGAAGGCAACATCCAAGGATATCAGTATAGTGACAGATATTCAAGCAGTCAAGCGTTCTATTCGTAATCTTGTGTTGACAAATCATTATGAAAAACCTTTTCATCCAGAGATTGGTTCTGGTGTAAGGGGAATATTATTTGAACCAATGACTCCACTAACAGCACATATTCTAACAAGGAAGATAGAAGATGTTATTGAAAATTTTGAACCCAGAGCAAGACTGATATCTGTCCGGGCTTTACCAAATTTAGATCGTAATGAATATGAGTGTACAATAGAATTTTATGTTGTAAATGCACCAACCGAATTAGTAGACCTAACGGTATTTCTAGAAAGATTACGATAATGGCAGTAAATGACACAAGACTAACAGTTACAGAATTTGATTTTGATGATGTAAAGGATAATCTTAAAATTTTTCTTAAAGGACAAACAGAATTTAAAGATTATGATTTTGAAGGTTCTGGCATGAGTGTTTTGTTGGATGTTCTTGCATACAATACTCACTATCTTGGATTTAATGCAAACATGCTTGCAAATGAAATGTTTTTGGATAGTGCGTCATTACGTTCAAGTATCGTTTCTCATGCAAAAACTTTAGGTTATATTCCTGCATCTGCTAGAGCAGCTACCGCAATTGTTGATGTTACATTAAATACTACGACATTGGCCACAGCAACTATGGATGCTGGTACAGTTTTTACAACTTCTAATGATGGAACGGATTATCAATTTGTTACCGCCGCAGATGAGACTGCATCCAATATTGGTTCTGGTATTACTTTTAATGATGTTAATATTTATGAAGGAACTTTTGTAACAACAAGATATACTGTTGATACCTCTGATGCAGATCAAAGATTTCTTCTCAGAGATAATAGAGCAGATACTAATACTCTCACAGTTAAGATACAAACTTCATCGTCTGATACAACTACTGCTACATATACACAGGCAACAGATATAACTCAAGTTAAAACTGACAGTAAAGTTTATTTTTTACAGGAAGTTGAATCTGGTAAATTTGAGATTTATTTTGGCGATGGTGTTATTGGTACTGCATTGTCAGATGACAATATTGTAATTATAACTTATGTTGTTAGTAACAAGAGTGATGCAAATGGTGCTGCAATATTTACAAATTCTGGAGCAATTGCAACGATTACCGATGTTGCAGTTTCAACTGTATCAACAGCAAGTGGCGGTTCTGAAGCTGAGAGTTTAAAATCAATTAAATATAATGCTCCACTTGATTATGCTTCTCAAGGAAGATGCGTTACTGCTGAGGACTATAAAGTATATGCAAAGAAATTATTTGCAAATGCTCAGTCGGTATCAGTGTTCGGTGGAGAGAGTGGATCATTTGATTCTAGTCTTGGTGTAGTGAGTACAGCAGAATATGGTAAGGTTTTCATTTCTATTAAATCAACTACAGGACTTAATTTAACAACATCTGAAAAAACTCAATTGGTTAAAGATTATGCTCCTTATACGGTTGCATCAACCACCCCTGTTATTGTTGATCCACTAACAACCTATCTGATTTTAAACGTAACATTTAAATTCAATTCTAGTGCAACTACGTCAACTGGCCCAGAATTAGAATCGTTGGTTTTAACTACCTTACAAAATTATAACACCTCTGACCTAGAACAGTTTGAAGGCCTGTTTAGACATTCAAAAGTTTTGGGTCTTATTGATGATACGGATACCGCAATTACAAGTAATACTACAAATATAACTATGGCTCAAAAATTTACGCCAACCACCACTGCTGCAACAACATACACTATTAACTTTAACAATGCATTTTATAATCCTCATGCTGAGCATAATAAAGCAGCCGGTGGAGTTATCGCTTCAACGGGATTTTATATTAGTGGTGATACTACTAACATACATTATTGGGATGATGATGGTGACGGAAATTTGAGATTGTATTATGTTTCTGCTGGTGCTAGAGTTTATGCTGATGAGACTGCTGGAACAGTAACATACACAACAGGAAAAATCGTTACTGATTCAATTTATATTACTTCTGCTGATAATGTTGATGGTGTGGCTTCTTCTCAAATTCGTATTACGGCGGTTCCCGATTCCAAAGACATCGTTCCAGTTCGCAATCAATTACTAGAAATTGATTTTACCAATACTTTAATAAAAGGAGAGGTTGATACTGTTGCGGTCGGCGACAGCGCGGCTGGTACTACTTACACAACAACGTCTGCTTATACAACAACGTCGAGTTATTAAATAATGGCATTTAGAGATAGAGAATTTTATTCTGCTCCATCAGGAAATTTGACAACTAAAATTAGTACTCAAATAGATGGTCAATTGCCTGATTTTATTCAG